TTACACCAGTGTCGCCGCCAGAAGGTAGTGTGTATTCTGTGATACTTGGGCTAGTGCCAGCGGGATTATTTACCTTATAGACTTTTGTCGGGTATGTAAAACTACCAGCATAAAAATTTGATCCGTCCCAAAGAAGGCCTTGAAGATTGTTAGACGAGTCAAGAGTAGAAGTCACCACAGCATAGTTAGACTTAGCAACCCGTGTAAACTCTCCAGAAGTGCTGACTGCACATAGATACGTTCCACTATCTGCCATCCCGGCTGGTATGCCTGACATGCCGTGAGACACAGTTGTACTCGTACTGGTCCAAGCGGACCCAGACCACTGAAAACGACGAAACAAGCTGTTATCAGTTGTGTCTGTTTGCCAGAGGTATCCTGTGTAACCAAAGGCTGTAGTTCTTTCTAAACACCAACCCCTTTCGTTTGAGGGAAGAACAATAGTGTCAGAGGTACTAGAAATGCCTAAATCAAAGGAGTCGATGACCTCTGTGACTTCATACCCCATTATTAGTGCTTGCGTCTGAGACATTAAGTTAAGCCTGCGCCTGCTAGTACATAAGTATTGGAAGACACGCAAAGAGCCGAAGCGACACCCTTCTGGGCCAACTGCCTGTTACCAGTGGTAGAAGTCCCCGCAAGCTGAAAAGTCACACCAGAGCCAGCGTTGATGTTAATGGAAGAGGTTCCGCTGTTGTAGATCGTTACAACATCACCAACACCAAACGCAGTAGAAGTATTAATTGTTACATTAGAGCTAGTGTTCAAATGATATCCGGCATCCGCAGCGACTACAGTGGTCGTGCTAGTGCTTGCAGGAATGTCTCGGTCACCATCGACGCCATCAGTACCATTTGTTCCATCGGCGCCGTCTGCCCCACGAAGGTCGTCAGTCACAACATTTGCGATACCATCGCCAACCAGAGTGACCCGACCAGTCGAACTGTCGTAGCTTCCGCCACTAAACCCGGTGCCATTCGTGCCGTCGTTTCCTGCCGGTCCCTGCTGGCCTACTCCAGAGAGAACCCCCACAGTAAAACCCGGTTCACCCTCTAGTGTGGTGCTTGCCAGTGACGTATTAACTGTAGCTGTTAGATCAAACTTTGCCATTGTTAGTCGTTCCTTGTAATGTCTTCTATAACAGTAATAGTGAATGTATCAGAAGAGCTTACTGAATTGGGAGTGATAGAGCCGTCAGTAAACTCCACATCCACACTTAGGACGCCTATAGGCCAATCTTCAGTGGCCTTTTGCCCGGTGGGTAAGGAGGAATACTCGGCCTCTGATTTCAAGTTAAACAGTCCACCAGCGGCGTCGGTGACGTTTACTCCATTGTTAGTCTGGTTCCACTCTACTTGCGTAGTGCCGCTTGAGTCTCTGGCCATCGCTCGAATGGTAAAGTTGGTAAGATCAATGGCAACTCCGCTTGACTCCAATGTAAAATCTAACTGGAAGGTGTCGCCACGTTTGTGATTGATGTTTGCCATTATATTACCTCAACAGCGTCAAAAGAGATGCCATACATGCTGGCGTTATTAATAGACCAAGAGGTTAAACCTGACGTTAATCGAAAGACCCCTTTAGGTGACTGATGGATTACAGAAGTCCCAGAAGCAATGGTCCCACGAATATGCGGCCAAATGTCAGCAGAACCTACCCCAGACCCATCTAGGTTGACTGCATTGAGAACTTTGTGCAAGGTTTGCGTAGCACCAGAACCGATCTGGATATAATCACCGGGCAGTAGAAAATTGGTCTTAGAAGGGCCACCACTTTTAGTCAGGCTTACGCTCTCATCTCCAACTGACGCCGCAGAATTTAAGGTCACAGAAGTAGCCGCCTGAACGATGCCCCTTGGGCTTGTCATGTTAGGGTCTCCCAGATAGAAAGTCCCCATGTTCCCCCCTGCATGGCTTTGTAGCTTGAGCAGGAAAGCGATCCACTCTTCTGCAAGGTCTTTACGGACAGGGGGGATAGTCACCGAGGCCTCCCAACGCTGTCCTTGATGCTGCACCACTTGTTGTTTAAACGTAAAAGGGGACGAACTTACGCCAATAGCGTTATTAGCACGAAGCTCGATCTTCTCAATACCTATTGTGGTAGGTGTTGAAAGGGGGTAAGAGATAGCCATTAACTAAAGGCCCTCCGCATCTGACCGCCTCTCTGACGGGAGTTAATGATCTGTGCTTCAGTCAGCTTGGCAATCTTCGGTGCGGCCTCAGCTATAATCTTCTTAACTGAGTCGTCACCGTTAGCTGCAAACTGGAAGGTCTGATTGACAGTTACGTTGCCGCCGCCTTCTACACCTAGCTTGCCGCCGGGGCCTCGCTTCAGGGGCATGATAGCCTCGGGTCCAGCCTCCCCCATAAGACCAGTACGACCACCAGCCATGCCAAAGTAGGTTGGAGAGCCTACAATCCCGCCTCTGGCGAAGGGGATCACGTTACCAGCACTAAAGGCACCACCATTCTGGAACCCGAAGAGGGAGCTAATAAAGCCTCCCGCAATACCTGTGCCACCAGCGCCAGCAGGAGTAAAGGCACCAGAGATGGACCGAGTAAGGCTCTCGATCAACGGTTGCCAAATGAGGATGTCCATGATCTGCTGAATGATATTCAGAGCCATGTCTCGGAACGCTTCAGAAGCAGTCTTAGTGCCGTTCGCAATGCTCTTGAGTGCGCCTACGGTCTCGCTGGCAAGGCTGCTGGCTACGGCTTCTACTCGCTTCTTAGCCTCAGCCAGCTTCTCTTCTTCTTCTTGCTGCTGCTTAGTAAGCTCGATCTCTTTCTGCTTGGCCGCAAGAATAGCATCGTATTGAGCTTGCTGGTCTACGTTAAGCTGCTCTCGGGTAACTCCCAACTTCTTCTCAAGGTCAAAGACAAACTTAGTAAGCTCCGCCTCTTCCTTAGAAAGGCCGATCAGTTTGAGTTCAAGTTGAGCTTGTTTCTGGTAGCTCTTTAGAGTGTCCTCAATATTTTGCTGAAGCCGCTCGTATTCTTTAACATGAGCGTCTACTTGAGATCGTCGTGAACCTCCAGTCCCAGCCGAGGAAGCCGACCTTATAGCCTCTAGGTTTGCCTTAAATTCGTTAAATTGTCGCTCTCGGTTCGCAACAGTCTCTGCTACCTCTCCTAACGGGAGAACCCCCTCGTCTAGCAGGGTCGATAGTAGCTCTTTTTCTTGATCAAGACGAACCTGCATAGAGGCCACTTGAGACGAAATGCTTTTGTCCATTCCCTCGCCAATAAGACTGGCCTGAATGGCTGTTCTCTTAAATGTCTCTTCAATGCTGCCAGAAAGGGATTGTAGCTGCCTGTGGAGGCTTACAAGCTCTTTTGTCAGCAAGACAATTTCTTCAACCGAATCTGCGGTGTTATCAGACTCGTCTGTTATTTCTTTTTGTTGCTCTTGAAGCTGCCTTTGGCGATCATAAACAGCGGAGTATGCCTCAATAAGGCCTTCAAGCTGTTTGGGGGTAAGTTGGTCTTCAAACTCGTCTATCAGCTTAGTAATATCCCTAAGCCTCTGGTCTAACTCGTCTACATCATTAAAATCAAGAGGCTTATTAATTGTATCTATGAGCTTCATAAGCTCAACTCTAGCCTCAAATGCACCAGTTCTCAACAGGTATAAAGTTCTGTTTGCGTCTATGATACCAGTAATTCCAGTAGGATCAAAAAAACTTCGCTCTCGCATGGGATCAATTTCCCTGCGCAAAGTTTCTAGCTGCTCGGAAGCCTCTTTTATAGCAGCATTAAACTTTCCTCTGATAACGGTCTCAGCAAACTTCTCCGCACCCGGTCCAACAGCACCTTGCAAGGCCTCCCCAAAACGATCTGCTGTAGAGGTAAGGTCTTCAATAGCCTCTTTGGCATCTTCGGATGCGCCAGTAAAAGACACAAACAAATTGGTGCCTTCCATTAATGCTCTAGCTAGACTGGACCCAATAACCAGAGCTATACCTGTGACCGCACCAGCTACACCGGGAAGAAGGCCCGCTAACTGCGCACCCTGCTGAGAAAAAGCCACAAGCACGTTTTGTCCGGATTGAACCTGAACAGCAAAGTCACCAAACTGATAGCCAGCATTTTGGATCACAGCGTTCATGCGGTTAGTATTCTTACGAATACCCGTCATAGACGCTGTGGTTCGGTCTATTTGTTCTTTAGTCTGTCCAAACTCTTTGCCAAGACGTTCAATCTCAGCAATAGCCTGCTTCTGAGTAGCAACACCCAGTCGCATAGCATCGTTGACTTGTTTTACAGCAGTAGCAAATGCCTTTTCTTTTTTAAGAAGAGGGTCTAGCTTTTTAGAAAAACGGGTAGTAGCATCCTCTAGTGCTTTTGTGTCTTTCTGTGCCTGCCGTATTTGGCTAGAATCTATGGTGATCTTAATGTCAGCCATTCATAACCCTCATGTAAACTAAGTCAAGCCGTTTAACTGCTTCTACGTCTCTGGCAGATAGCGGCGTATGAGTTAGTTCCTTCCATGCTCTAATTTCTTCGTAGGTTATCGGGTTAGGGCCACTGAAGCCTGATGTCCTAGCAGAGGACAAACTAATAAAGGCAGACCAGAGATACTCGATGGAAATAGGGAAGTCGGGGCCTTCTAATTCCTTTGGAGTACGTCCTGTCTGCCTTTCTACTTGCTCTAAATGTTCTAGTTTTGTTGCGCCATCTTGACTCTTAGATAGGTCGAAAGTCCACTCTGCGAACTCAACCAAATCGTCAATTAGGCCTGCGTAAAATCCAGAGTTTCGTTAATCGCCTCTTCAAGCTGGTCTTTGATCCAGAAATACTCTGAGTAGATTTCCCGTGCCTTCGGTACAGTTAGCTTGGGGCTTTCACCGTCATAAGTGATGTCCCACTCCTTTGTAGCCTTAGCCAGAATGTCAATAGACGACTTCTCTAAGTCGGAAGCAGAGATTTGCACTTTCTTGCTTTTCTGCATCTGAGCCAGTCGCTTGTCGGTCTGCTCATGCACCAGCTTCTTGTACTCCTTGGAGTGTGGTGCATACAGAGTAATACTCATTTCATTGTCTGAGCCTTCGTTCATCAGAGGCTCAAGAGTGTTTGGATGTACCAGAATAACTTCGATGGTGTCCGAAGCTGGGGTAAGGTTCTTCAAATCCATAGTCGGGTTCCTTTATGGGCGGGTGGGAAAATGAATGAGAGAGGGAGCCACCCGACAAGCTCACCTCTCTCCCCTCGGCCAAGGGATTCTTATGCCGTAGTGATCTTCAGGTTAGTCAGTTCCGTATCGTCGTACAGAGCCACAAACGGAAGGCTTACTACACGGGAGGTTGGGCCATCAACCGGAATGTCTGCTGCGTTGAACTTCACCCGTGGGAAAAGGAAGGTCATGGTGTTAGCAGACGGATCAGCTACGGATACTTCGATGGCGCTCTCAGTCTCATTCAGGAAGCGGTTGACCAGAGACAGGTCCTCAAAGTATGCAGTGATAGTGCCTTCGATCTCTGCTCGACCAAACTCAAGAGCGGGAGCAGAGTCATCACCTACAACAAAGGTAGGAGCGAAGGAGTTAGTGACAGTAAAGTCTACGCTGGTCACGATGGAAAGTGCTGATGCTGCGCCGGTGCCATCTACGTCAGCTACCTTCAGCTCGCCGGAGTAGGCGTCAAATGGCTCACCAACACCAGCAGCAGATACAGTCTTCTCTGTAGCAGAGATGGTCATATCTTTACCGACCATACCGAAGGTGGCAGTCACCATCTGATTAGGGGCCATCGAGACACCCATAGTCGATACTGCACAGCCAGTAAACAGACGTGCTTGGTCGATGTCAGCGGCGTAGTCTTCAAGAGTCAGAAACTTAGGGGTGGTGCCTACTTTGATGACGCCGGTGCTGAACGTGGACAGCATGGCCGACTCAATCAGGTCGTCATAAGCAGAGTCACGAAGGTCTACCGTGATGTCGCCAGCTACAGAGCGGTTACCGTGACGGTCTACACGAGGCATACGGTCTGGCTGGATCTCATTGCCAGCTACTCGCTCCTTCGACAGGTTCAGTGAGTGAGTGTTGTATGGGAGATTAGTGTAAGAAGTAGCTGCCGTACCGAAAGTGCTTTCGACACCGAAAGCCAAGCGGGAACGAGAACCTTGTGCGAAAGCCATTTGCTTCCTCCTTAGTTATAAATGTAGAAGCCGATGTTGACCGGCACAAAATAAAACGGAGTGTCTAAACCGCCACCTTCTCGCTCGGCATAGTCGATAGACACAACAAACGTCTCATCACTGCTGTTAGTGTAGGAGACATCTGTGGTAGCCTCAAAGGCCTCTAGCACCTTATCAGCGAGTTCGTCTGCCGCACCGGGGCCATTGCCCTCTGCTGTGTAGCAGACTACACGAAAAACCCCATCATACCTTTGCTGGGGATTTAAGCCTCGTACAGCGGATCTGCGGGCGGTGGGTAGAAAACTAGTCTCAACATAAGAAGTGCCGCTGGTGCGCTCGTAGGAGACGTTCTCGTGGGAAATAGCCGGGATGCCCGACACTGCGATCAGCTTAGTCTCTAAGGCGGCTCGGATGTCCCTGTAGATACTAGCCATGTAAATTCCTAATCTGGGCTTGGATGCCGTGCTTCAGGTCTACGCTTATAGCGTGAGGCGCACGGTTCAGGAAGTAGTAGTTTGCGGCGGAGACTTCTAGGCCTGATCTTACAGAGCCTCGGGTGCTACCTGAGTCCACAGTCTTCAGGATGTCATTAACCAAATTGTTAAGGCTCTTGCCTCGTTCAGACTCTTTGTTTCGGCCTCTGGGCTTGCCTGCGGAAGACTTCCTTCGTCCACCACCAAGGTTGTCCTTGAAGCTCCAAGAGTTGACAAAGGCTCCAGTGTCTACGGGTGACAGCCTTACAATGTCCTCTGCTATCCGCAGCATCTTGCGCTCGACAGCATCTTCAGTTAGCTCATTGATGCTATCAATCTTACGCTGGAGAGTTGGAGAAACCTTGATCCCCACTATTCCATCACCTCACAGAGGTAACAGACGGCCTGACCATTCGAGAGAATAGTCTTAACGGTCATAATATCTACCGTCTCGCCAGTCCGTAAAATCTGGTCTTGGTCGTCAGGGACAACCGAAAGGCCTTTGGCCGGAATGACACAGGCACGTCTGCCCTTCCTAGTCTGACTGAGGTCAGATGTACCCTCTGCTAGGTTATAGTAGTATCCCGTAAAGGAATAGTCCGTAGTCGCCGATCCACTCAGCGTGCCGGTGGATGCGTCATAAGTCCCATCTGTGGTGACTTTGCGGAGTGTAAGGGTTTCGCCAAAGTCTTGGACCAGCTTCAGAAGGTCCCTAGCGTTAAACGACATGGACTATTCCTCACTCGTAGTCCGCAGACCCGTCATAATTTGGTGGGTTACGGAAACGATCTCTACGGAAAGATGGGATCACACGGTCGGTGTCCTGTCTTACCACAGAGATAGCTGCTTCACTAATCCCTCCGGCTTTAATGCCGAGGCCCGATTGCTTCTTAGACTCAGACTCAAGAGTTTCCGCAAGGGCCAGATAATGGGCGTGAAGATCAGAGTAGTCAGCGCTAAGAGCGCCATCGAGGTCAGTATTAACACGACGAGCATACTTAGCTGCAATAGCTCGACAAGTATAAGCAGCGGCCTCGTAAACATTATCAGAAGACTGAGCAAGAGCGAAAGCAATCTCTTCATCCTTTGCTTGGACATCTGTAGAGTCAGTATCACCTACGAGGAACCGTACAGCATTCCTACGGCCTGTGGCTGTAGCTGTGCCGAGGTCGTCAATATCGTAGGTAAAGTCTGACATTATGCTTGCTCCCAATCAGCCCAAGGGCTGTTACGCCATGTACGAATATGACCACGTTGTTTCTTCGTGATCGTAGAAGCCTTACACTTCTTGTTCTGATACTCACGGTCAGTCTTCGTATTGAGCTTGACCTTAGCGTTAATGTTGTCTACGATAACCTTAAGCTCGTCGGGACCAAGTTCATCGAGACCGTCTCCAACAACCTTCTTTTGGTTGTCTTCAGTCGGGGCCTCCTGCATGAGAAAGCCCCGATTGAATAAAGACATAACGTCTCGCCAAGGGATGCCTCGCTGTTCCCAGTCAAAGACATCCCCCCGCTTCCATTCGGTTCCATACCCCTTAAACTCTTGTCTAACGAGTTGAACCCAGTTTAGTTGAAAAGGAAGAAGAGAGTAGTCGGGTGTCATACTCTAGCTTCCTTAGTCGGCAGCTACGATGTTCTCGAAGAAGTAGCCCAAGTCAGCGCCAACCATCTTCATATCGTAGGACATCTTCACCTGAATCATCTCTGCAATCTGCTGACGCTTCAGTGCGTCGTCAGAGAAGGACTCAACGGTGATGCCGAGGTTGTTAGCACCCGGAATGCTGTTCCATGCGAAAGTCAGACCAGACGCAGGGGTCATAAGACCAGCATTACCCGGAGTGTAGCAAAGCATAGCGTGACGACCACCGATAAAGCTGTTGCTCTCAGGAGCACCCTCAGTGGTGTCGTTCTGGACAGCTTCCATGACGTAGTAGTTTTCTACCTCAAAGATTTCTGCCAGCTTTGCCTTGGTAACCAGAGCGGTGTTGGTGACAGTAGCACCACCGTTCAAGCGAGCAAGGATGTCAGAGTTGCTAACGAGAGAGTCGTGTACCTTACGGCCAACTACCAGAGTGTTCGGACGGAAGCCGCCAGACTGAAGCTGGATGGTACGAGACGCATCGGTGACGTTCTTAATTGGGGTAGAGTTAGCCTCATCCCATTCGGTGATGGTACGGCCAGAGAAAAGGTCTTGGCTCGTCCATACACCAGCGGCAAAGAACGTCTCAGCGAACTGCTTCTCACGGTGGATCATCAGACGCATAGCCAGAGTCTGCGCACCGGCGGAACGGATGTCCAGAGCAGCATCTTCGTTAGCGAGGGTCTGCTCATCGAAGTCCATACCGAGGCCGTACACGTCAGCAAAGTAGCTGTCGTTAGATACGGTCATACCGATACGCTCTACTTCAGTGCGAGGTGCCAGCTTCTTAACGTCGCCGGTACGGTTCATGTTCGCACGGTCGTACTGGTAGTATTTGTCAGACTGCTTGTCTACACCTACAAGAGGAAAGACCTTATCAGCGATAAAGGCTTCCTGAGATTGTGCATATGCCAGCGTAAGGTTGGTAAGCGGCTGATCGACATGCACCTGCGATGGGGTCAACAAAGGCATTTGTTATTCTCCTATTCAACCAGATTAAGATTGGTCAGACGTGTTGCCGCCTTGGATGAACTCCATAGCGAAGATTTGCCCGTCAACGGCATCTTCCAGAGCATAACCCAAAGTAACAGCAGTTGCTGAAGACGAAGTGGAAAGCTCCACAGCTTCGCCAGCAGTGTTAGTGGCAATCTCGTCAC